GAAATAGGGGTATGAGTTATTGAAGTAAATCACACCCAAGTCATAGTCAGCCCACCAATCGCGAAGGCGAGCCTCGTCACCTGTGGTTGTGCCAACATAGTCTATCTTGAACTTCTTTTGTTGAACTGTCGCGCCACCTGTTGCTGCCGCGCTAATGTCGCCAACAAGGTCTGCGACACCGTTGAGTGTAGTGCCTGTAATGCTTGTGTAATAACCAACAGTGCTACCAATAGTGATGATACCGTAAGGTGCGAATCCTGTTACATCAGCAACAACAATTGTAGTAGCCGTTGAGGATGAAACCGTTGTGCTGTTATCGGTAGCACCGGAGAATGTAACACCGGATGATGTGCAAGCGTAAGTAGCGTTCTCACCTGCTTCACCACGGCGCATAGAAGTAATCTTCAATTGACCGCCGCCATAGTCCGCGTTAGCGGATGCCATGAACTCATGGTGAACATTAGCAGTTATAGTGCCATCAGTTTCGGTCACATCTTCAAATGAGAAGGATGGGCTAAACGCAATTGCATCTTTGCCTTTGCGCGCATCCTTGTTGATAAGGTCCGCTAATTGTTGCGCTGTACTTACATTATCGAACTGCGCGCGAAACTTGGAGTTTCCATCACCAGCAGTCAATGTTGCTACACCACCACCACCGGGGCATAGAAACACTTTGTCTGTATCAGCAGTTAGTTGAGTAAAGTCTGAAATCTTCAAGCGTATTTCAGCCGCAGCAATTTCGCGGTAATCAGCACCTTGCCATATTTCTAAGCGAAGTATCTGCTGCGCGTTACGAAACATCAAAGGAACTGAACCAACATAGTCTGTGTAATAGCGACGACGATATGGCTTGTAAGTATCGAAGTTAAGATACTCAGCGGTTTGCAACATAGGTCGCCAAGAGTTGTTTGTCAAGTTGTCAATCTTGTCTTGTGTGCGCTTAATCAGTGTTTCAACCTGTGCTTTGGTAACACCCTTGCGCTTACCGTTAGTGAATGATTGAAGATTCTGAACATCTGCGTTTTGCGCGGTAGTGTATGTTCCTGTCAACGAACCACTAAAAGATAAACGAACATTACCGGAAGCGCGAGCAATGCTTGTAATAGTTCGCTCTTCACCCATTTCGGCATCGCTGGTAATCTCAATCTTATCACCTACTTCAAATCCTACTAATCTGTAATCTGCTGGTGCTATGTCAACATAAGTCGAACCATCGTTAGTGGCTAACGGGATAGGGTCGGGAAATGGTATCTGTAAAATGTCTGCAACTTTCTGCGCGGATGTGTAATATATACGGTCGGGGAATAATGGTCGCCCTTCACGCTCTCCTGTCTGAAACACTGTTGGCACTATGAACGCCTCCTTAATGTTTTAGACACTCTTGGAGGGTCTTGACCGTACTTCTCCCTATACGCTTGCACCAACTTCTTAGCCTCTTTGCTATTGATTCTGCCACCACTTGTGAATCGACGAATCTGTTGTGCATCCAACTCTTTCTGCCTTCTCAAGTCAATTTGGTCTTGGTAATTTGCTTGAATCTGTGGTGTCATCTGTGGTGCGGTGTCTTGAGTTTGTTGTTTGATTCGTGCTTCTTCTTCTTGCATTTGACGCATCTGAGCAGCCGCTTCATGGAAGCCCGCGGCCTCCATCTCTTCGGGTGTCATTTTCAATATTCGCCACGCTTTCTCAAACACACTCATCAAATCACCTCTTCGGTTTTCGCGAGATTGTAATGCATAGGCTTCTTACAAGCCCCGCATCTTTCAAGATAACAGAAGTGAAGCATACCACAGAAGCGACAACGCGTACCACTACCGATGTTGACAATATCGCGGATGTTGCGCGTCTTCATGTTTTGACGCTTCGTTACACCCTTGAGTTTGTCACGCTCATCGGTCTTAACCATTGACTCTTCGGCCTTTTTCCAGCCTTGCTTTTCAAGCCGCTTCAGTTCTTTCAAGTCCATGTCGCTCACCCTCATGTGGTGACGACTACAACATATAGATTACCTTGTAAGATATAAGAAGTGATTGCTTCAACCGCCTTACCGTTAGTGTAATCGTCAAGAACTTTCTGAACTCCACCTACGACACTCGCGCCTGTTTCACACCCTTGTTCGGGTGTGAACTCAAACACCTTAGTATCAGTCAAGGTGAATCACCTCACGCTCTTTCGCCTAGAATCCACCAGCGTCCGTCTTGGGTATGTGTGCTGGATGCTGCACCAAGATTACCATTTCCAAAGACTACAAACTTGTTGGTTTCATCAATAGATACTGCAAGACTACCATCGTTTAGAGTGACCGCACTTTGGTCCGGTCCAATCTTGAATAGGTTCTTGTTGTTAGCCATAGCGGTCAACGCTGTGCCAACGTCTAAGGTTATTCTTGTAGCGGTAGGGATGGAATCAATTACTCCAACCCTTGCACCATTTTCGTCATAAACCGTTTCACCGACATTGAAGTGGATTCGAGCGTCCACTGTGTCGACAGTAATGTCTGTATCCCCAACGGCTAAAACACCGTCGGTTTTGATTCCTGTATCGTATAGACTTGTTACATGACCACCTGCCGCGAATACTTCGCGAAGGGTGTCGCCGTAAAACACATCTGTACCACCATCTGTGAATGTTCCCACTACCATGAGCATATCACCCATGACATGTGTTCTTATGTTTGTCGTGTTACCTGCTGCCATTATTCATCACTCTCAATAATTTTTGCTTCTTCTGCCTTGTTAATAGATTCTTCGGATAGATTCAGATGCGCGTCAATCGCGTCAATCAATTTCTTCTTAGTGGATAGAGAAGAGCCGTTCACTCCATTATCCTCCATCCATGTCAGAATATCTCCCTTCTTCCAACCCATATCGGGGATGCCGTCGTTACCCTTGTCAACACTCTTAGGACCAAATGTGTGTCCTTCGATTACGAACTCCGGGCCATCGACGGCAACGCGGTTGGCTTCTAACCATTCGGCAGAAACCTCCCGCGATTGCCCCCAAATCCACCAACCTAAGCGACCCATGTTTGCACCTGTTCGGCGCGGGCCTTTGTAGGTTATAGTAGGCAAAAGAATCACCTCAACCTAGAACTAGAAGTAGTGTCAATGTCTCAGTCGCGCTTGAGTTGTGTGTCAAGACTAGACCGGACTTTGAAACACCACTGTCACCAGCAGTCGCGATTTCGCTGAATGCACCGTGGATAGCAGTAACTTCACCACTTAGGGTAAGTGTTGCTGCTGCGGTTGCACCCGTCCATGTCAACAAAACAAATCTTGGTGGGCGCGCATTGCTACCATCTGTCTGCCTTGCAGCAAATGATGTCAAAGCACCCGGATAGGATGTCAACCATGTTGTATCGTCAATGTCAACGCCTGTGTTTAGTGGTAGGTCTAAAACTACCGCTGCTGTACCTGCGCTTTCTGTGTAAGTAATTCCTCTATGTGTTACTGCCATTCTTCATCACCTCATTGTAAGTCGCGAATGCTACCACTAGCACCAAAGAAAGAACACCATAGTTCTCCCATAGTTCTGTAAAGCCCCTCTTGTCCTAGACGGTTAATCGCGAATGGGTCACCTGTTTCGATACCACTTTCGTAGTATTGTGTTGGAATTGCGGTTTGGAACCACAAGTAATCTGTGTCTAAGTAATAGATACGCGATAGAGTACCTGCACCCTCATCCGGCATATCCTTTGTTGGAATCATTGGAACACCATTGTATGTTGCTACAATGAATCCAGCCTCAAGACCCGGTACACCCTTCACACCGTTGTATGTTGGGGTTACGCGCTTGCTATCCATGAATCTCTGCTGAGATTGTAGTAGTTGCTGAACACGCATTAGTGTGTCATACCCTGTTAGCATAACCTTCGGGTTACCACCACGGGTCCATAGTTGCTGGAATAATCCATCCATTTGATTCAATGACAAGTTTCTGTTAGAACTTGCAACATCAACTTCAGCACTGTGGAATGCTGAACTACCGTCGCGAGTAATAGAATAGATGTCGTGGTCGGTTGTTGCGCTTACATGCGCAGTTCCGGTAGTCATCTTATCCGGGTCAGATGTTAGTCTGTCAAGTGATTCAAAGTCGTTACCGACAGGAGTGTCAACATCTTCAAGAAGCATCCTGTTGATATGCTCCGCGTGATGCTTACCCATTTCCTCTTTTAGAACCTGCCTAACATCACCAAGTCCGTCATCCTTGTCGGATAGGAACATGCTAACTTCAGATAGGTCGAAGGTGTGAGCAACAGTCTTTGGTTTTGCTGCAACATGTAGGAACTCCGGTCTGCTGGTGTCCGGTAGTGTACCGTTCTCAGCAATTCCGCCACCCTTTGCGAAGTCCGCGCGTTCTGTGAGAATACGCCATCCGCTTCGTTCCCACGGCTTCTTAGGAAGAATGCTGAACGCGTTGAACTCTTGGTTCAACTGCGACCAAACCTTTCGTCCGTAAATCGCTTGGTATGTTCCAGCGGTAGTTGACATCAAAGGCGCGTCTGCCTTTAGAATGTCACCTGCGCCATATGTGTAGCCTGTTGAAGATGCCCCACCGTAGTAGTATCTCTCCATGTCTTGAACTGTTCGTACATAGTTTCGTGCCATCAGATGTCACCTCCGTTCAACGCTTTGCCAGCAAGTCTGTGAACATCGTCCCATGACATGTTTGCTAGTTCAGCGGTTTCGGGAATAGTTACTGTCGCGCGTCCAGCGGACTTTGCGATAGTTTCAGAAGAGGATGAAACATTGTCAATCCTCTCGTTAAGTGCTAATACTGCTTTCTGCAATTCAACAAGTGGTGCGCGAGAATCGAAGTTCTGCTTTGCGACTGCATCTGCTTCAGCCTTTGATTCTTTTAGGAACCTGTCAGTAAAATGGTTGTTTAGGTCAGACTTGAAGTTCTGCTCTTCTGCCGCAGCCTTGAATACTTCATATGCTGCTTCAATTTCGCTAGGTGAAACATTGGATGCATTAAGGTAATCTCCCTTAATGACATTCTTGTTTCCGCTAGGGGCGGAACCAAAGTTTGGTTGCGGCCTCTTGCCGGAATCGTCTTCACCTGCACCTTCAAGTGAACCCTGTCCTCTCATATCGAAAGCGGATTCGCCCGGTCCGTAGCCTTTGTTAAAGTGGTTGCGAGCAGCGTTAGGGTCGAAACCTGCGCTCTTCGCGGTTGACTCTAACCAAGTCAAATAGTCTGTTGTTATCATATCGTCTGCTTTATTTGTCATGTCCTCACCGTACATCATTTCTTCCAGCGGCTCGTCATCATCTTCTTCTTCCTCGTCGCGTGGAGTTTCTTTTTTCTTAGGTTTACCGAAAGGTCCGGGCGAGCCATCGTTATCCGGGTCTAATGGACCCAAATCGCCCGCGTCTTTCTCTTCGTTATCCTTTTTCTTCTTGGAGTCGTCAACATCCATTGCCGCATCCTTGTTTTCCTTGTCGTCATCATCGTCCTTATCGTCTAGTTTTTTAGATAGACGCTCAAGAACGCTCTGCAATTCAGTCATTGTGTTCGTCATGGTATCACCATTATCTTCCTTGAGAATACGAAACTGTGCTTCGGGATTAATCCCTTTCTCACAAATTGTAACCTCATGGAGTTCCATGCGACGAATCTCGCGGTAATCTCCGCGAGTTTGGTCGCTCTTATTGACGCGCTCAAAGGCTTGACCGCCTATTGAGAACGACCGAAGGTTGCCCTTTCGGATTTCAGAAGCCACTTCGCGTGCCTTCTCTATGTCGCCTCTTAGTTTGATGACAACAAACATACCTGTGTCATCAACTTCGGACTTCCATATTCTGCCGGATGTGTCCGTGTAAGAAGGAATTACAGTTCCTACCTGTATATTGGAGTGTGCGAGTTGAACATTGCGGAATCCATCTGCTTTCATAAACTTACCAAAAGCATCTTTCAAAGCACCGCGAGTGATTAAATCACCCTGCTTGTCAACCATTTC